ATTTATTCGCCATATAATCTAGAAGATGTTGTTAAAGCATCCAACCAAAACAAGTTTAATGTCATTTCTACCTTTGCTGGTGGGGGTGGTTCTTCTACAGGATATCGTCTTGCTGGTGGTAAGATTTTATGCGTCAATGAATTTGTAGAAGAGGCCCAGAACACATACAGAGAAAACTATCCAGACACACCAATCTTGCCAGGCGATATCAAACAGTTGTCTGGTAAAGACTTTTTAGATATTGCTGGACTTGAAGTGGGTGAACTAGATATTCTAGACGGTTCACCACCATGCTCTGCATTTTCTGTTGCTGGTAAACTATCACATGGGCGAGATGGTAAACATTCTGACGGATGGGGCCAGACTAAAAACTACTCAGATGGAAAGATGGTAGAAAACATTGAGGACTTGTTCTTTGAGTTTCTACGAGTTGCTGATGATATTAAACCAAAAGTGATTATTGCAGAGAATGTGAAAGGACTTACAGTTGGAGAGGCAAAAGAATATTTCAATAAGATTCAAAATACTTTTGAGAATATTGGATATGATGTTGTTGCAAAGGTATTAGATAGTCGCTTCTTTGGTATCTCACAAACCAGAACAAGGGTTTTCTTTATTGGTGTTCGTAACGATATCACAGAGAAAGCTGGACTTAATTTTATGACTATTGGTAACGTCTTTCCACAAGAGTTGCCAGATGTTGTTCCTCTAAAAGATGCTCTAATTGGATTAGAATATGATGAAGAAGAAGTAAAATATCTAACAGAGAAGTTTACTAAAACTGCATATTGGAAACAAACTGGAAGTGTTATGCCTGTCGATCCAGACAAGGTTCTGACAGGTGGTGATTATCATCCTAAAGGTCATCACTTCAATCTCAAACGTGTATCCCAATATGCTCCAGCTCCAACACTAACTGCAATGGGTAGTAATGATACAACTGCTGGTGCTTTTCATTGGAGTGAACCTAGAAAATTAACACTTGGTGAATTAAAACGTATTCAATCGTTACCAGACGATTTCAAACTAACTGGTAAGTGGAATCAGAAATCAGAAAGAATTGGAAGAATGGTGCCTCCTCTGATGATGAAGGCTATTGCTGAATCTGTATATGATAAAATATTGAAGGAGATTATATAATGGCAGACTTTACTTTTGCACATAGAGAGGAAGGTTTCGATGAACACATTGAACATTCTATTCGTGGTTACAGTCATTTGCTTGGTGATGTTGTAAACTATTCACGTTACTTTATAGAGGATGATACTAATGTTGTAGATATTGGTTGTTCAACTGGTAAACTCACTCAGGCGCTTTTAGAAGAGAACCAAGACCATTGTTGTGATGCAAATTATGTTGGTGTAGAGATTGCAGAAGGTTTCTTTAAAGATTTGGATAAAAGATATCAAGAAATTACTTCTATGAATCCATGGGCCTCTGTTAATTTTGTAAAGGATGATATTCGTAACTACAGTTTTGAAAACTGTTCTCTTGTCACATCTATCTTTACTTTACAATTTATGCCACCAAGACATAGAAGAGATATTCTTCATAAAATATATGATGGACTTAATTATGGTGGGGCATTTATCTTTGCAGAAAAAACAGTTTGTGAAGATCCTAGACTACAGGATATGATGACTTTTAATTATTATGATTACAAAAGACAAACCTTTTCAACTGAAGATATTATGGACAAGGAAAGAACTTTGCGCCATATGATGAAACCTAATACTTGGAAAGAACTTCTAAGTAATATTTCTCTTGCTGGTTTTGGATTTGATAAAATACAACCATTTTGGAGAAACCACACATTCGTAGGAGCGATTGCAATAAAATGAAAGAAAACACAATTATTACGCTTGTAATGAACAATGGGGCCGAAATTATTGGAAAATATATTTCTGATGATTTTAATAGTATCACAATTTATAAACCAAGAATGGTACAAGCATCTCAACAAGGGGTGGGGCTTGTCAACGGAATAACCATGACAGGAGTTGAGCCGAAGGGTGACTTCCAGTTTCCTAAATCTTCAGTAATGTTTATGATTGAAACAGTTGAAGAACTTGCTGCAGGATGGACTCAACAAACGAGTGGTATTGCAGTTCCAACAAAGAGTGGACTGATAAAGTAATGGACAATTTTATTCAAGTGTATGATGATGTGATTGGTGTTGACTTGTGCAAACAACTCATTGCCATGTTTGAAGAATGTGAACATCAACATGAGAATATTTCGTTGCAAGGCCATCGTTCATTTACTCAGATTACTCTTCAGAATCACAGTGATTGGAAGCCATTTTCTGAAGCATTACAACCAGTATTCTTTCAGTATGTATCTAAATACTGTAAAGATGCAAACGTAACAGATACTATGTTTCCAGAAAAATTCGCTTTCGAGCAATTTAGATTAAAACGGTACTTACCAAATGACTTTGACCAATTCAAGGATCATGTTGATGTTGGTAATTACAATTCTGCTCGTAGGTTCTTGGTATTCTTTTTATACCTTGATGACAATGAAGCAGGACATACTACATTCCCACAGTGGGATATTGCAGTACAACCAAAGGCTGGTAGGATGTTGATGTTTCCTCCAATGTGGACACATCTTCATGCTGGAACGAAACCAGTAGAGAAACCTAAGTATATCATAGGAAGTTATTTACATTATGTCTGATATTCGTGACAAATATACATTCGTAGAAAACAAAGATAAGAAGTGGCAGTGTATTGGACTTACTGCTAAGGCTGGTAAGTATCAAGGCCTCGTCTACCAATATGGAGAAGTCAGAGTAATTGAGAATGAAGAAAAGACATCTGCCTCTTTACAATTCGACTTTGATGTGGTAGACTCTAATGGACTACCAGAAGAAATGCTAGATGATGATCTCTATGAATTAATGGGAGACATTCTAGCAGATATAATTGAACAACAGATAGCAGGGGATGCACTACAATATGTCAACACAGACGATTGAACGAACCACACTTAGTAACTTAGTATATAATGAACCTTATGCAAGAAAGGTATTGCCTTTTATAAAACCAGAATATTTCGGTAATCGTCACGAAAGAGTTGTATTTGAAGAAATCAACAAGTTCATGGAGAAGTATGGTAATCAACCTACCAAAGAAGCTCTCTCTATAGAACTTGATAACAGGAAGGACTTGACTGACGAAGAGTTCAAGTCAGTTCTAACTATTGTCGAAACACTATCTGATGCACAGGTTGATATGCAATGGTTAGTGGATACGACAGAAAAGTTTTGTAAGGATAAAGCAGTCTACAATGCTATCCTAAACGGTATTCAGATTATTGAGGGGAAAGATAAAGAACATACCGCTGAAGCAATACCGTCCATTTTATCTGAAGCACTTGCAGTTGCATTTGATCAGAATGTTGGACACGACTATGTAGAAGATGGTGAGAACCGATATGAGTTCTACCATAAGAAAGAAGAAAAACTAGAGTTCGATCTTGAGTACTTCAACAAGATTACCAAGGGCGGACTACCACAGAAAACTTTGAACATTGCACTTGCTGGAACAGGTGTTGGTAAATCGTTGTTCATGTGTCACATGGCTGCGTCAACACTTATGCAAGGAAAGAATGTTCTATACATTACTTTGGAGATGGCAGAAGAACGGATTGCAGAAAGAATTGATGCGAATCTAATGAACATTACTATGGATGACTTACACGAGTTGCCTAAGAAAATGTTTACTGATCGCCTCTCCAAAATTCAAACAAAGACCAACGGAAAGTTAATTATCAAAGAATATCCAACTGCATCTGCTCATACTGGACATTTTAGAAGTCTGATAAAAGAACTGGCACTAAAGAAATCATTTAGACCAGACGTTATCTTTATCGACTATCTGAACATCTGTTCATCTTCACGATTTAAGGGGAATGCAAATGTTGGATCATATTTTTATATCAAAGCGATTGCAGAGGAACTTAGGGGCCTTGCAGTTGAAAATAATGTACCAATTATGTCGGCAACACAAACGACTAGAGGTGGATACTCCAATTCAGATGTTGGTTTGGAAGATACATCAGAAAGTTTTGGTTTGCCTGCTACGGCTGACCTCATGTTTGCCCTCATCTCGACAGAAGAACTAGAATCTCTAAACCAGATAATGGTAAAACAGTTGAAAAACCGATATAATGATCCTGGCGCTAACAAAAGATTTGTTATCGGTATTGACAGGGCGAGAATGAAACTATATGATTGCGAACAGGAAGCACAAAATGACATTATTGACAGTGGACAGGAAGATGACACCCCAGCATTTGATAAAACGACTTTCGGATTGGGTCTTGGAAAGAGCAAGACTTATGAGAAATTTGAGGATATCAAAGTATAAAAAACCAAAGTACTTTGTAAATAAAAATGGTATGTGGTGGGAAGTTGTTGAATTTCCTACAAACGACATTATACGCTCCTTTTCTAATAAAAGAGAAGCAGAGATGTTGTCAGAACAAATGACTAAGAATCCACCTTTTGGCGAAAGAACAATACCAAAGTTCTTAAAAGGTAAGAGTATTGACATTTCTGAATAATTGTGTTATTATAAATAGTAATGAAGAAACTATTTGTATGAATGGACACAGTGTAAATGTTAAACTTTTCAGGCTTTCTTGCCGAAGATAAAGGTGGGAAGAATCTACACCTAGAACATATCGAAGATGAAATTCTAAATTTTGGAATTGATGGCGGCCGTGCTTCCATCAATTTTGTTCGTTCTCTTAGAGATATGTTAGCAGGTGCATCTCGTTCATCTGTAAATATGACTGTCAAGTGGGATGGAGCTCCAGCAATCTTTGCTGGTATCGACCCAGAAGATGGTAAGTTCTTTGTTGCAAAGAAATCAGTTTTCAACGTAAATCCAAAACTATACAAATCTGCTTCAGAAGTTGACGCAGACGTTTCTGGTGCATTGAACTCTAAGTTCAAAATTGCACTTGCAGAGTTTTCCAAGTTAGGCATTAAAGGTGTTCTTCAAGGAGACTTGATGTTCACTGACGATGTTGATACCACAACAATTGATGGTAAATCATTTTATACATTTCAACCAAACACAATCGTATATGCAGTTGATGTAAACTCAGACTTGGGCAAACAAATCAAGAATGCAAAGATTGGTGTAGTGTGGCACACCACATATTCTGGAAATGCACTACAAGATATGAAAGCATCATTTGGTGCAAACATCAGTGGATTAAATAAAACATCTACAGTTTGGATGGATGATGCCACTTATAAAGATGTATCTGGTAAAGCTACAATGACTGCCGCAGAAACCGAAAAGGTTACTGCATCACTATCTTCTGCTGGTTCTACATTCAGAACAATTAACTCTGCACTACTTACAAAGTTCCTTACACTACAAAATGGATTCACTGGTAATCTTGCTGGTGCATCTCTAAAAACTTACAACAATAGTAAGGTAAGACAAGGACAAAAGATTACTAATGCAAAGGCTCATGCTACTGGTTATCTGACATGGGTTGAAGATGCATTTCAAAAACAAATTGATAAACTCAAGACACCTAAGAATAAAGAAGTACTTGAAGTAAAGAAAAAAGAAACTATTCGTGAATTAAAGAAACACACTACTAATCTTGCAAATATTATCACATTTCAGAATCACATTGTTGATGCAAAGATGGGTATCGTAAGTAAACTAAATACTGTTAAGAGCATTGGAACTTTTATTAAGACTTCTAATGGATTTAAAGTTGTTAATCCAGAAGGATATGTTGCTATTGATAGGGTTTCTGGAAATGCAGTCAAATTAGTAGATAGAATGGAATTTAGTTTTAATAACTTTACTGCGATTAAAAGTTGGGATAAGTAGATGAAGAAGTTTTCAGAAATAAGAGAGGCTCGTGGTGATACTTGTGTATTTACCTTTGGTAGATTCAATCCACCAACGACAGGACACGAAAAACTATTAGACGCTGTTGCGACACAGGCAAAGAAGAACCCTGGCGCACCTTACT